ACGATAACACCGGGTTCGAAAGATGGAAAAGAAGTGGCATATGGAGATATTGACAAAATTCAATTTTTGAAGAGATCTTTTGCACTTTTAGATGGAGAAATTGTAGCTCCTCTTATTCAAACCTCGATCGAAGGACCGTTTGTTTGGACTAGAATCGGAGAAACAGAACATGATATTTGGGAAAATCTAATCGAAGCTCAAATTTTAGAAGCAGTGCTTCATGGGGAAGAATATTATGATAATTTCATAGAAAAACTTTCCAAAGGCACTAATTCGGATTTGACTGATTTGATTGCATCTAAATTGGCAGCACCTTACAGTGCAGCTAAGAGAGGATTTTTCAATTTATATCACAATGTCTGAGATAAATTCACTTATCTTTGACTCAAATAGTACATTGTTTAATGTGCTAGATGGATTAGAAGTGCCTGCTCTTTCAACTGAGATCCAAAGTCTCAAAGCGGTTACTGATAATCTCAATGATCTATTAGTCCAATTAGGACGAATAGTTGATTCAAATCAACTGATAAACAACACCAAATTTGTGGAAACAAATACGAGGATAGACAATCAACAGACTGTGATCCTTGGAGTCCAAACAACTGTAACAGGACTTCAAGCAACAGTAGAAGATTTATTTTCTCGTGTTTCTCAAATGGAGACTATCGTAGTAAACATCGATGCCCAATTCCAAACTTTAACAAGTGATGTTTCGCTTTTGAATAGCGATGTAACTACTTTAAAGTCTGATATTGTTAGTGTTAATAACCGTATTAATGCTACTAATGTCGAAGTGTTTGTGATAGGTCAAAATACATCAACCAACACTGCTGATATTTCAGTCTTGAAAGTAGATACAGCTCAATTGAAAGCTGACATCGTTAATGTTAATGATCGAATTAACACTACCAATGCAGATTTGAAAGCTGATATCATTAATGTTAATGATCGAATTAACTCCACCAATGCAGATTTGAATGTAGTGAGTGTGTTTGCTGCTCAGAATAGAACGGAAATCAACTTGCTGAAAAATCGTGCAACAGTAATGGAAACAATGCCTGGCGTTGTAACCGGAGGTGTTAAGCTTAAAATCTGGAATCAATCTAACAGCAATGGTTGGTTGTATGAAGTTGTCATCAATAAACCATTTGGTTTCAAATGTAGAGTTGGTGAATGGTACTCCTGTGTCTTTAATGGGACTAATAAGTATATACAGTTTTTAGATGCAGGTAAAAAGAATTCTCTTAACCAAGTAGCTAATGTGGCTGTTTATTATAGCATTCGTGCTTTATACTACACAGACAATGTGTCATCTGGCC